GGGAGAGCGCTTGCCGTCACCTGGGCAACGCCAAGGCCCAGCAGTCATTCCTGAGCGAGGTATCGTGACATGAGCGAGCCAATCCAGCTCGAATGGGAGCCCGCGGAGTGGCCAGAGAAGCGCCGCATGTACGACGGCCGACAGAGGAGCGTACCGTTGCGCGGCATGGCCGAAGTATCGAAAGGTCTGGCCGTGGGGGACGTGGTGCGCGTGCGTATTCCGCCTACCGTCGTGCCGCAGGTTCTTGCTGCCAAGCTCCATTCCGCGTGCCAACGTGGTAGAATAGTTACACGCCAACAAGGCGGGTACATCTACGTTCGGAGGGTGGAATGAGCAAGCCGCAAATCAGGATTACGATCCAGGACATCGAGACTGGAGAGCGGGAGGAGGTCGAAATTGCAGACGACTACGTTCTGATCTGCGCCGGCCGATGCTACCAGGATGGCATTCAGGTGTACCCCACGAAGGGGACGCACGTGATCACGGTGAGGAACGCTGGCGGAGGTAAGAAGGAATGAGCGAGCACATCAGCGATCGTGTGTGGTCACTATCGAAGGCTCGCGGATCGCACCGACTGGTATTGCTGGCCCTTGCGGACGCGGCGGATTCGGACGGGATAGCAGCGATGTCCGTGGCAGAACTGGCAGCCAAGGTGCGGGTCACGACCAGGCAAGCCCAGCGCATCGTCCGTGACCTTGAGCGAGACGGCGAACTTGAGGTCGTGTACAGCCTCGCCGGACTAGGCCCCAACATGTACCGGGTGACGTGTGCGTCATGGGTTGATATCATTGAGGCGGAGGTATCAACGCGATGAGCATCCTACTGGTGGGGCAGGTGTTGCACATGGACATGCCGCCCGTACGCAAACTCACGCTCCTGGCGCTCGCCAACTACGCCAAGCCAAACGGCTACTGCTACCCGTCACAGAAGTCACTATCCGCCGACGTTGGCATATCGACGCGAGCCCTCCGGGACCACCTTCACGCGCTCGCGGATAACGGTTGGCTGACGGTGATTCCGGGCCGCGGATACAACCGGCCAAGCCGCTATGTGCTCAACGTGGAGGCCATCAAGGATGCCTCAGACGCCGCGCACACGGCGCGCTCAGAGGAACGCGATGCGGAAGATTACGACATGGAAGCGGAAGATTCTTCCGCTAAGCCTGCGCGAGAGAGGCGGAAGTTGGGCGCACGAGAAGCGGAAGTTGACGACAGAGAAGCGGAAGTTGACGACAAGAGAACCGGAAGCGTGCTTCCGCCTAACCGTAATGATCCGTCAAGAACCGTAAGTGATCCGTCATTTGTGCGAACACGCGCAAAGCGCGGTCCGCAACCACTCACAGACGAACAGAGACAGCGCATCATCCAGGACTATCCGCACATCCCGGACGTGAGCGCAGAGATCGACGCAGCGTTGAATCACACGGCCTCGTTGAAGTGCAAGGACCTGAACCTTTACGTCCGCACATGGCTACGGCGCTGGACTCCGCCGTGGCAGCCGCGTAGTGTCCCGGCCAGGGCAAACCGCTGGGCCAACGTCATGGTTGCAGCGGGCAGCGAGAATGCGCGCGCGCCTGAGTATTACGAGTTCGGGGACGAAGCGGAATGAAGACTCTGATTCTCGACAAGTTCGGCAAGCGCAAGCGCGTGCGCTACACGACCTACCTCGGTGCGTACGAAGCGCCGGACGGTATTTGGCGCGAGGGACAGGATCCCATCCTCTACGTCGACCAGAGCGAGGATATGTACGCGCTCATGGCAGCCGAGTATCGCGGCGTGGTCACGGCCGTTGTCCGCCGCGCGGATTGGCTCCGCGGTGTCGAGGTGAGCGAGCAGTGAAGCGGCTCGACCTGACGAAAGCGGGAGTGCATCCCGACCTCGTTGCCAAGATGCGCGAGTGGGAGTCGATACCGCGGACCCGGCCGTATGCCCGGACTGCCTCACGCCGGCGGAACAGCGTATCGACCCGCTCGACCTGATGCGTATCCCGCCCGAGTTTCGCGACGCGCGCATGAGCGACTTGCCGAAGCTGCTACTCGACAAGCTCGGCCCCTACCTGGCGAGCTGGCCACCTGCGCGAGCGTTCCTCTGGATGGGCGGCAACGTCGGCGCTGGGAAGACACATGCGGCCTGTGCGGTGCTCAAGCATCTACACGCGAACCGTGGCGTGACCGGGCGATTCTGGGGAGCGGGAGACGTAGCGGACGGTTGGCGTACGGCCAGCGCATCCGACTACGAGGGGCCGTGGACGGCGGAGGTACTGGACAGGGCGCTGATGCTCGCGCCGGTCCTGGTGCTTGACGACGTGGGAGCGGAGCGGGCGACGGACTTCACGGCGGGGAAGTTCTACCGGGTGATCGATGCACGCTGGCGGGAGCAGCGGCCGACGATCGTAACGACCAACGTGCCAGCGGACGCGCTCGACCCTCGCATACGGTCGCGCTTGCTGAGCGGCGTACAGGTCACATTCAAGGGACAGGACAGGAGGATCCAATGAGCAGCGGCCAGATGCGGAACAACGCATGGCGCAATCATCCGGTAGTGATGCCGAACAGCGCGCGCAAGCACTCCATCGCAGAGACCCACGTGAGCGCGTGTAGCGCCGGTGGCGGGCATCGATGGCGCATAGACGAGCCAGAGGGCGGCAAGCGCCTATTACGCGGCGTGTGCGGCAAATGCGGGAGCGAGCGCGCGGACTTCAAAGCGGCTACAGACTGGCTCACGTTCAAGGAGCTAATTGCCGGACATTTCGGAGGGACGCAATGAGCACGCGAGCATTGACGTACGTGGAACACAAGAGCGAGCGCATCATCGACCTGCTAGGCCGACTGGAAAGCGGCGCGGTGTTGAGCACGGTAGAGATTGCGGAGATGTACGGCATTTCACAGCGCACGGCGCAACGGCTGATAGCGTCGGCGGAGAAGTTCATCCCGCTCGACTACCCGGAGTGCACCGCCGGCCGAAGATACCGAAAGTGGAGCACATCCCATGACTGAGCCAACATCGATTCGTGCAGCGCGGCTACGGCGTGATGGTGAGGACCTGGAGATACCGCACGTGCCGCTGTTCCGCTCCGAAGCGGAGTTCACCACGGCCGTTATCACGCTGGCCCGTTCGTGCGGGTGGCTCGTACACCATGACCGGCCGGCCGTAGTGCGCTCGGGCAAATGGGCAACGCACGTCCAGGGGGATACGGGTTTCCCTGACATCTATGCCCGGCACCCGGACGGGAGGGAGGTAGTAGCGGAATTGAAGATGGCACCGGCGTCGCAGATCAAGGGGCGACCGTCCGAGACGCAGTGGCGATGGCTTGATGCCTTTGCGGCTGCGGATTCCGGCCGCGCCATCTGTCGCGTGTGGCGGCCAGAGGATTACGACCGCGAGATCGTGCCGACGTTCACGGGAGCGTGGGCATAGCAAAAGGCCCCGGCGCGTAATGCTCCGGGCAGCGTGGTAGACTGAGGGCATGTCACGGCGCTCCGAACCCGTTATGGACACGTCGCGTGAGAAGCTGCTACAGGCATTGGCTCAGGGCCACACGCGCAAGACGGCCGCGTTTATCGCTGGCATCCACGAGAACACTGTCCGGCGATGGGAGACGGAAGACAGTGACTATGGTGACAAGATACGTGAGGCTGAGGTAGCGGCGTGCTCGATTGCCGAAGCATCGATAGCAGCGGCTATGCAGGACGATTGGCGCGCGGCACTGGCCTACCTTGAGCGCCGGTCGCGTACCGAGTGGGGCAAGCAGCAGCAGGTGGAGCTATCAGGGCCCGCCGGCGGTGCTATTCCCGTGCAGTTCCAGGGCTTGAGCACGGACGAACTGCGGAAGCTGGCGCGTGGCGACGCTAACCCGAACGCCTGAAATCCAGCGATACGCATCGCTGACGCTGGCCCAACGAGACACGACTGAGCTGGCCAGGCACGTCACTATCCGCAGCGACCCACCGAAGCCCCGCGACATACCGTTCGACCTCTACGGCTACCAGCGGGATATAGCCGAGGGGTGGGACCGCGGCGACAACAACATCATCCTCAAGGCCCGGCAGCTCGGCCTATCGTGGCTCCAGGCGCTCTACAAGCTCCGTAGGGCGGCATTCGACGGCTGGCGCATCGGGTATTGGTCAATCAATGAGACGTACGCCCTAGCGCAGCTTGAGAACCGCGTGCTGCGCTTGCTCGACTCGCTCCCGCCCGAGATACGGCCACGCTATCGTCGGCGGGGCCCGCTGGTAGAGTTCCCCGACTCTGGCGGATTCATCCGCGTGTTCCCGGCTACACAGAAATCCGGCACGTCATTCACGTTCGATTTGGTCGACTTCGATGAGTTCGCGCTACATGCCTACGGCGCTGACAACCTGGGCGCGGTGCAACCGACCATCTCCGGTGGCGGCCAGCTCATCCTGAACAGCACATCTGATGAGACGCTTGGCCCTAACGGCGTCTTCTTCGACATATGGTCCGCCACGGTGGATCAACTCGGGAGCCAGCTAGAGGTGGGCGACTTGATAGCCATCTTCCTGGCGTGGGATGTGCGACCCGGACGGGATGCGGCGTGGATGGCACGACAGAAGCGCCAGCGCCGCGGACTGAGTGAGGCAAGTCTGCTAGCACAGTTCCCAAGCACGCCGGAAGAGGCGTTCATCGGCCGCAGCGGCCTTGTGTTCCCGCAGTTCGACCGCGAGCTACACGTACGCGAGTCGGACCCCGTGCCGTGGGAACAGTGCGACTACCGGTTCATGGGTTATGACACGGGCGGTGGTGACCCCACGGCGCTGGTAGCGTTCGGCGCGTATCGCAGGGCTAACGACGGATGGCGCATCCACCAATACGGCGAGTGGTACGAGCGCAAGGTACCGACCATCGGCGACATCACGGGATTCCTGGAGCAATGGCCCGGCTGCGATTACGTCGAGTCCGACCCGCGCGAGCCGACGATTCAGGCGACGCTCAAGTCGCTGGGCTACCCGGCGGAGCTCGGGAACTGGAAGCGCGGCGAGGGCCTGGCCATCTACAGCGAGTGGCTGAGCGACAACCGGCTGACGCATTCGGCGCGGTGCGTAAACACCATTCGGGAGTACAGCGGCTATCGCTGGCGTGAGGGCACGGACCCTCATAGCAAGGAGCGCTACGCCACGGCTACCCCCGTGGACAACCACGCCGACGCCAAGGATGCGACCAGGCTCGTGCTTGTGCGGGCGCATTACCTGCTAATGGGCGAACAGGAGTCCGTGCCTGCGGCAGTGGACTGGCGGTGGTAGGTGCTACACTGGCAGCGGCGACGGCTTCTGTGCCTGCGAGACGCGGGCAAAGGTGCGCCCTCGGAGCCCGCCCCGAGCGCCGATGATTGGCAGTTCTCACCGCTGAACTCGAACGCGAGCTAGAGGGCACGCCGGAGCTGGCCGAGCTACAGCGCGAGTCCCGTACCTACAACCCGGCCGACTACCCGAAGCCATCGCAGGGCGACGTGTTCGGCGAGCTGGCGCGGCTGCGTACCGACTTCGATGTCTTCCATGAGCAGATCCGCGAGGGGCGGCGCACGCGCTACCTGCGTGACCAGATGCCAGAGAAGTGGGCCTCTCAGCTAGAGATTGCCCCGGACCAACACATCCGCTCCCGTCTCGGCCACAACATGATCATGCGTATTGCTGCGATGGCGACGCGCAACCCGCCGAAGTTCAAGATTGAACCCGCCGGCGGCAAGGACGAGGACACCGACCGCGCGGTCAAACAGACGCGATGGCTCAACAACCTCTGGCCAGCGCTGGAGCGCACGCGGGCCAAGCGGCGGGAGTTGATAGACAACCAGGCTGGCGACGGGCTTGGCGTGCTGGAAATCTACCGCTCGGGCGCATATGACGGGCTGGATCTGAAGCGGCGCGATGACGAAGACACGCGGGCCTACATGAAGCGCACAGAGCCGATGCTAATGGCGGCTAAGCCACCGTATGGCGTGCGGCGCGTTGACCCGTTGTGCCTGCTGTTTGACGAGGACGGCGACCCGGATGATCCGACGTGCATGGCCCTCATGGAGGAGGAAGTCCCGGCTAAACCGCTGTTCTCGGCAATGGCGCGCGTGCTGGGTGGCGAGGAATACGCGAAGTGGCAGGCGCGGCGTTCGCAGGGCGTGAGCGGCCAACCGAAGTACACGAACGACGGCCGCGAGCAGCGGGCTAACACCATCACCTGCGTCCGCTACTACGACCGGCGCTGGATGGCCTACTACGTCGACGGCGTGGAAGTCGAGACGGTCGAACATCAATTCGGATTCGTGCCGCTCGTGTTCTACGAAGGGATGACGACGGGCAGCCCCAACCTCTCCCAGCGCTACCAGGGCGTGTTCTGGGGCATGACCGACCTTGAGAAGAGCGTCAACTGGCTCACCACGCTGGACGTGGACAACGCGTTCGCGCTCAGCAAGCCGAAGATTGCCATCACCCTGCCGAATCCGGGCGAGCGTGGCATCCCGAGTCAGCGCAGCGCAGGCCCGGTCGACTTCTCTGGTGGCAAGGTGCCGCGGCTTGATCCCGGCGAAGTGCCGGTCAACCTCACCGAGACGTTCCGGGGCATCGATACCGCGCCCGTGGTGCAGCGGCTCATGTCCCTGATTCAGATCAGCGGGCTCAACCCCATCGCACAGGGCGAGAGTCCCGGCAGCGACCCGGCGGGCTATGCCATCAACGCGCTACAGAGCGCCGCACAGAGCAACTACGAAGTGCTGTTGGACAACGCAGCAAGGGGCGATGCCGACCTCGGCAACAAGCTCCGGCGGCTCATCAAGGAAGACCTGAAGGAGACGTGGTATCTGACCACGCGCGGTGGCACGCGCCGGCAGAAGGCGGCGGCATGGCTCGGGCTCGGGCCGGATGACGTGGACGATACGCCGTGTGAGGTGACCATCGACCCGCTGTCAGACGTGAACCGCATCGCCGTACAGCAGGCCAAGCGGCAGGCGAACAAAGAGGGCTTTGTAGCGCGGTGGCGCGTGCAGGAGTCCTACGGTATCGACGATTACGAGCTTGAGGATGAGGACATCCTTGAGGACACACTGGAAGCGGAACTCGGGAGGCTGGCGATTGAGGAAGCAAAGATGGCCGTCATGGAAGCGCAGCAGCCGCAGCAAGGTAGCGGGCTCGTGGACCAGTACGGCAATCCTATGCCCCCTTCCGGTGCGCCCCAGGCCGCGGGAGCTACGCTAGCGCCGCCTCAGCCGCCAAGCGTAGGCGGAGACGCCAGCGGGGCGAGTAGCGCGCCATTCGCGACAGCGCCGGGCCCTGATGCACAGCCGGGCAATCCGGGCGGCTTCGACCGTGGCCAGCGTCCGCCGGGGGCAGGTGGGGCATGAGCAAGCACGAGGGGCGGCTAAGCGGTAAGCGGTACGGCCGCATGCTCGACCACGCTTTGACGCGCTACCAGGAGATGCGTGACCACTGCGTCGACGAAATGCTGGCAGATGGCTATCCGCCGTTCTCTGTGCCGTTGACGCCGGCTGAGCAATTCCAGCGGTTGCTGGCGTGGCAGTCGAGCAACGACCCGCGGTACTGGCAGGACCCGGCGGCACAACAGACGTTCGCGCGTTTGGCGATGCGGTTTGGTGCTGACGTGCCAGCGTTGCCGACGATGCCAGCGGGCCAGCCCGCGTATCCCGGTGGAGGGATCGTGTAATGGCGCTGACGATTGACCAGTTCATGGATGCGCTGTCCGGGCAGGAGTCCGGTGGCGATTACACCGCTCAGAACGCGCGTACGGGCGCATACGGCCGGTTTCAGATCATGCAGTCCAACTGGCCATCATGGGCCGAAGAGGCCGGGATAGGGCGAAATGCGCCGCAGACGCCGGCCAACCAGGAGAAGGTCGCCCGGTTCAAGCTCCAGCAGTACTACGACAAGTTCGGCAACTGGGAAGACGTAGCGTCCGCGTGGTACAGCGGCAGTCCGCGAAGCGCGTACACGTCCGCTCAGTTGAACCGGAAACAGGGCAACGGCGACGAGCCCAGCATTTCGGAATACGTGTCGAGCGTCATGCAACGCGCCGGCGGAGGCAGTCAGATGGCAGACCCGGAACAGGCAACCTACGAGAGCATCATCAAGCAGATCGACGCGATGATGCGGAGCGCACCGTCGCCGGGCACTGACGAATATCTGGACTGGCTCAGCGAGCTATCCATGCTGACCTCAGCCGCCAAGCAAATGCGCCCGTCGTCACAGGACACGGACCCGAACGCCACGGCGACGCAGGGCTTCCAGAACAAGGTCAACGCGCTGCAATCCTCGCTCGCGTACGACCAGACGAACCTCAGCCGGGCGATCGCCGATATCGACCGCTTCCTCGGCGGGCAGGAAGAGAGCCGCGCACGCGCTGACACCATCCTCAGCGGTCAGGACATGATTCGCCGATGGGGCACGCCGGAAGGGAAGACGGGCTACTCGCTCGCTGACCTCGGGGCAGGCTTCGAAGCGGCGGGCGCGGTGTCCGGCATCGATTCGAGTAAGCCGTTTATCAATTACACCGGCACGACGCGCATCGACCCGGAGGCGGACATGCGGCGCTACGACCAGGCGATGGGCGTGACGGGCGGCATTCCCGGCATCCCCGGCATGATTACGCAGCCGGGCCAGATACCGGGTGCTCCCGACCTCGATATGGGCGCGGGACTGGTAAGCGGCAACACAACCGCACCCGCGACCTACAGCGGCACGGGCGCGAGCTACACCGGGCCAACCTACGACGACAACGCACCGGGCATGTACGACCAGAACCCCGACTATCAGATGCCTGCCACGTATGCGGGGCTCAAGAGTAAAGGGACGAGCGAGCAGACACGGGCCCCCGGCGTCGCTGAGGGCGGGATGTCATGGGGTGACTTCCTCACCGGAGACGACGGTAAGTATTTCGGGATAGGCGGACCTAACGACCTGAAGCCCGCCATGCCGAAGACATACGCCGAGTGGCTGCTCGGCAAAGACAAGAAACTCTTTGGGATCGGGTTCTAGGAGAGAGAGATGGCTACAGACCTGAACTACGTCGGTGTCCCGTCTGCCGGGCTCCAGTTCGGCACGCTCGTCACCACGGGCACCGCGGGACCGTCGAACACGGACGATTACAACGGCTACGTGGTCTATGACGCCGCTGGCAACGCGCTGCCTCCGGGCACTCCCATCCCGCCCGGTACGCAGATCAGCATCGGCTACCCGGCCAAGACGCCATCGCAGACCGGCGGCGATGTGGTCACGGGTACGGACATCCTCGACCAGGCTGAGCGCATCCGGGCATCGCAGGACGCGAGCCGCATCGCCCAGGAGCAAATCAACGTCCAGCGCGAGCAACTGGCGCAACAGGCCGCACAGGCTGACCGGCTGTTCCAGCAGTCCCAGCAGGACAATCAGCGCCGCTACGAACTGGACAAGTCCATCTTTGGCGAACAGGTCGCGATGCGGCTGTTCAACGAGCGCATGGCCGAAGCGTCTGCCAAGCGTGACGAAACGCGGCTGGCGATGGAGCAACAGTCGCAGCGCTTCCAGATGGCCGACACGCTGGCCGGCCGCAAACTCGACATCATGAACATGCTTGCGGAGCGGCAGGGCCCGCAGGACTGGGTGGCGTACAACAACCTGCTGAACGGCTTCCAGGGCCCGGAGGCACAGTCGTCGCAGACCATCGACGTGTTCGACACCGTGAAGGGCCTGGAGCGGCAGATAGCCGGGCTACAGCAGAGTGCTGCCGGGAACCCGCTCAACCGCCCGGACCAGTCTTGGGGGCAACAGCCCCGGCCCCAAGCGCCAGCGCCGCAGGGTGGGCAAGCACCGCCGTCACAGGCACCCATCTGGCAGACGCCCGGCGCTCAGACGCAGGGCCCGCCCATGACGACGATGCCCATCGATGGCACGCCGATGCCGGTACAGGACGCGGGCAGCCGCAACGGGCGCAACCCAGGCAACGCATGGGCATCCGCCAATGTGAGCGGTACGGGCACCGGCGCGTTCGACATGCAATCCATGATCGACAAGGTTCGCGGTGCTGGGAGCA